ACGTACGGGCTTGAAGAACAGCTTCGGAACTTCGCTGTTTTCGTCAAAGTACATCTCGGTCACGATGGCGATAGCCGGAGTGTTGTTGGCCTGAAGGAACTTGGCGTATGCCTGCATGGGCATCTTGTTGTCCTTGGCCTCACCGAAGATAGACGTGGCAGGAAGTTGTAACTGATAAATCTCGTCCATTTTCTGAGGAAAGGCGATGGCGAGGCGCTGTGAGAAACGGCATGCACGGCCCTGACCAGCACCGGAGCCCTTCACGTTTTGCGGGCAATCCATGCAGCGGTCGGCTTGACGCTGATCTTCCGGCACATCTTCCGCCGGGGTATTGGTATCCGCAGACCAGCACGTCGGTGCGGACACAGCCTTAGGGTCATAGGTGCCCTCGTAGTAGGTCCGAGCGATCTTAGCTGCGTCGATGATGACCATCTCCATGGAGTCGTTCTTGCTGACCCGCATCTCGTCACCGTTCACCACCTGACGGAACTTGCCGCCACGCAGACTGATTCGGCGGTTTTGCGCACCGCCACCGGAACCACCAGCCAAGTTGTCGTTCAGGGCTTGCAACGACTTAAAGAGATCGCTGCTGACCAGCGAGTTACCTCCAAACATCCCTACTTCATTGCTCATTGTTGCTCTCCTCAAACATCATCATCGGCATCGAACGGGAACACTTCCTGCTCCTCGTCATCAACCAGCGCTGCTTCATCAATCACCACGGGGCTCGGGTCTGGGACCTCGACACCACCAACCATCCGACCCTTACTTTCTGCACGGCGGGCGTTCAGGGTGAAGAAGAACTGCTCAATGTCCTCCAGCAGGAAGCGATACGCAGTGCCCACCTTGATGTACATGTTCGGCGGAATCTTCTTCTGCCGCATCCATTGGCGCACCGTGGGTACAGACACAGCGAAGTGCTTCGCTAGCTCTGTGGATGAAACGTACTTGGACTCCATAACTGCTCCTTACTTTTTCCTTACGGCAACAGCGTATTCTGTTTCCGCGTTCAATCCCGGCGGGATCAGGTCAGGGTTCTCTTCCAAGAACTGCTTCACGTTCGACTGGTTCAAGCGCTTGTCAAAGAACTCAGGGACTCGGTGCTCCATGACGAAGTCGTACATAGAGGCCCAATCGCTGGTCCAGTAACGGCGCTTCACCGTGCGGTAGAAGACGCCCTCGGAAGTCTTAACGCTCTCGACATCGTGTTCCTTGCAGTGGTCCAGCAGTGCTTTCTTGATCTTGTCCTGCTTAGCAAGGAGCGCTTCGTCTTGAGCCTTAAACTCGGCAGACAGCTCACTACGCTTGGTACGCAACGTGATGTATGCCTTGACGAGTTTGTCTAGCGGTATGTCTGTCATTGGGGTTCTCCTCTCAAGAGACCCTAACATTATCCTCCGTTTTGTGGTTAGTCAAGCATTTCTTTGTATAAATCGATCATTTTTGTATGTATATCGATACGTCCATCCAATAACTTGTAAACACGACGTTCTACGTCGGAGCCCTGAAGCTGCACCACGGTACATTTATGCTTCTGTCCTGAGCGGTGCACCCGGGCATTGGCCTGAGCGTAGGTCTCCAGCGAACTCGTCGGCCCCCACCACACCACCGTATTGGCGGCTGTGAGCGTCACACCATGGGCTGCAGCGCGGGGCTGGATAACTAGGACTCGGGGGTCGGGCTGCTCTTGGAAGCGCTTGAAGATGTCCGTGCGGCGCTTGGCGGATACGTCCCCGGAGATAACCTCGGTGGTGATATTGTCCTTCTTCAGGCGCTCCGCTAGCAGGGCAATCACATGGCGGAAAGGCACGAACACCAGCACCTTCTGACTCGACTCGTCGATGACCTCTTTCAAGATGTTGTAGCGGTTCTTGATGTCGAACTCCAAGGTCTCGTTGTCGTCGGTGTAGACGGCGCCACAACTGATCTGCATCAGCTTGTTCATCATGATCGCGGCGTTGGCTGCGGTGATCTCTTCCCCGTCCGCTTGCAGGACCATGCGGTTCTTCAGCATGTCGTAGTACTTCTTTTGCTGAGACGTGAGCGGCACCTCACGTTTTGCGTAGGTCATATCAGGCAGGTCAAGGCATTGGTCCTTGGTGAAGCGGATGGCTGGCTGCAACGCGTTGTACACTACATCGGTGGATTCGGGCCTAGGTGTCCACTTGAACTGCGTGACCTTGTACATCACCTGCTCTCGGAACGTACCAAAGAAGCGGGGTACGCTTTTGGGGTTAACAAGTTTCGCTAGTCCGTAGGCGTCGAGGGGGCTCTGAGCTGCAGGGGTGCCGGTCATCATCCACAGCCATGTCTCGGGCTTAACAAGTTTGCTCAGCACCTTCCAGCGGTTGGTCTGCGGGTTCTTGTAGTGCGTCGCCTCGTCCACAATGATTAGGTCAAAGTCCCCCTTGGCGACCGCATCGGCGACGATCTCCACACCATCGTAGTTAATGATAATGAACTCGGCATCGCCCTCGATGATCTGGCGGCGCTTGTCCTTGGCTCCGTAGGCAATGTCCACGGTACGGTGCATGGCAAAGGTAAACAGGTCCGCCCGCCATGCCGAATCCATGATCGACAGGGGGCAGATAACAAGAACTCGCCGCACCTTACCCTGCTTCATGAGGAAGTCTGCGGCCCAGATAGCTGATGCCGTTTTGCCGGTGCCCTGCTCGTTGAAGCAGAACGCTCGCTTGTGCATGGTCAAGAACGCAGCCGTGGTCTTCTGGTGCTCAAAGGGCTTGTGCTGCCCTGACCAATCGTAGCGCCCCTCGATAGGGGACGGGGCCTTGATGTTGAGGTTCTTGAGGACTTGCACCTCGTCTATACCCCAGTTAATCACGACCCTGCCGTCTCCCACGGCCTTGCTCTTCGGGATCACCGTAGTGATCTGCTGCGGATTGTTAGTCCGAAATACTAGCGCCTTGTTCTTAACAACTTGCATACTACCTCTTTGGTTTCGGCCCTTTCTTTTGGTAGTTGCGGCTACGGTTCTTGCTGGCACTCTCGATCTTGTAGCCGTCCTTGTTGCTGCCGCCACGGCTCAGGGGCTTGTTATGGCTAACATCCTTGCCCTCACGCTTGTCGGCTTTACCGTTCTTGTTTTTGTCTTCGCCTTTCTTGTCGATGGCTCGCCGCGCACGTTGGCGCTCCATGCGGTTCTTATGCTCACCACGAGCCTTCTGCTGCTCGTACTCCTTCTTGTACGGACGCTTCTTGTTCACATAGGGCATCTCACTTCCTCCCGTTATGGGCGCACTCAAGCACCACACAATGGCGACGACACAGGCCACTCGGATTAGGGTTCCAGACATCGACCTCAAACGCCTTCTTCATGCGTTCAAAGTCCCCCATCCACTTGGCCCACAGCTTACCTTCCTGATCGCGCCCGTAGCTGTCCTTAATCATCTTCCTTGCTACGGCAAACAGCAGGCCACCTCGGACCTTCTGCACCTGCGGGAAGTGCTTGAACACTGCTAACGCCATCAGCTCTAGCTGGCCCGTATCTGCGTACCGGGTGTTTCGACCGGTCTTGTAGTCGATCACCCATGCCGTCTCACCGTCTAAGATGATGAGGTCAGCGATACCTCGGAACCACACGTTGTCGTCCTTGAAGCCGCATGGCTCTAAATTCTCTGTCAGCCCCAGCTCGTACTCGCACAGCTTCTCACCGGGCTTGGCGATCAGTGCGTCCAGCATGGGCCTTGCAAACTCAAACTTGGGGTCTAGCTCCGCGCCGTCCCGAATGTACACCTCACATGCTTCATGAAACGCGGTGCCGTACAGCATGGCCTCCGTTTCCGGCTCGGTGTACTCCTTCGCCACCTTCAGGTGATAGAACTGCTTCGGGCACTTCTCAAAGGCTTTGATCTTACTGAACGACCACGGAGCTACACTCATTCACAATCCCCGTAACTTCTTCCTACGCCGGACTCGCAGTCGATGGGTAGGCCATTGGCCCAGTCAGGCACCCACCTCATGCAGGTCTCAACAAACGCTTGGGCCTCCTGCACCTCGTCCTCGGGGATGCAGCAGACAATGGAGTCATGCACTGTCAGGACTACGCGGTACCGCTTAGCAATGCGTAGCATCTGTTCCCCGATAATACACCTCGCCACTGCTTGGCACACATTCTCGGTAACTTTTCCACCATAGATGCGGGTGCGGCCACGTCGGGTCTTGTAGCTGTACTCAGGGCCCTTGTCCCCTTGTTCGAAGTCCAGCTCGTCATAGCGCATGAGCAGGCCCGAGGGCAGGCGAACTGCGGACTCTTCACCAATGAACTCCAGCAAGTCGTTAACCCCAAGGCTGGACGACTCCTTACGCTGCAGGGCCTCGATGGCTCTTTGCGCCCGCTTCCAGAACCGACTGATGCTGAAGTTGGTGCTGCGGTACACGTCGATAACCCGGCGACACTCGTCAAGGTCCATGTCGTAGCCAAAGGTCTTGAGCTGAGCTTGAAACTTCACCGCGCCCATGCCGTAGCCCGCACCGAGAATCGTGGTCTTACCCACGAAGCGTTCGTCCTTGTCGATCTCGTCAACGGGTTTGTCGTAGATGCGTGAAGCCATCTGCTTATACACGTCGTCCTTGTTGAAGAACGCTTGCACGAGGTCATCCTGCTCGGCCAGCCACGCCAGCACCCGGGCTTCGATCTGAGCTGAGTCGGCGTCGATCAACAAGTGCCCCGGCGGTGCTATGATGCTGCTCTTCAACTTCTTAGCATTAGGTCCACGGGACGGTAGGTTCTGCATGTTGATCTTGTCGTCCCCACCCCAGCGCCCCGTATGAGCAGCGTAGTACCGTACCGGCACCGGCAGCAGGCCCCGGTTAGCGATGTCGATGAACCGCTGAGTCCGGGTCTCCTCCAAGGTACTTTTTGTGCCCAAACGCGCCGTCACAAGAGCTTGGACGCGATCATCTTCGTGTTCTTGCAGCGCCTTGAACTCTTCATCTGACTTGGCGAAAGCGTAGGTCTGCTTGCCCGTGGTCGGGCTCTCCTTCATCGGGGGCTCTACGCTAAGGGACCGGAGCAGGTCAGCGAACTTGGGGTTAGACATCAACTCCTTCTTATCCACCCCCACGCTCTCCAACAGCTCGTCCTTGCGGCGCTTCACCTCGTAAAGATGTTGCTCCAAAAGGAGTAGGTCTAGGTCCAGCTTGGGCTCGATGAACATGCGCAGGGTGAGATCAATGAGCTTCAGCTCTTGCTTGGGGAAATCACGACCCATCTTCTTAAAGAGTGCATAGGTCAGGTCCACGTCGTTGACGCAGTAGTCCCCGTAGCGCCCTAGCTCCTCGTTGCTGAAGTCCTTACGGCGCTTGCCCTTGGCGTTTAGAACCTCGGTGCCTTTCTCTCCGATGCCGTAGCGTTCGGCCATTGCTTTGAGGCTTCCGCCCACTTCCACACCGTGTAGAGCGCGGCCCATGCACAGAGTGTCAAGCCACAGGCGAGGGCGAATATCAAAACACCAAGATAATATA